TTAAGCAGTAGCAGTAGTAAGTGAGATAGTTACTTTACGAGCACCAGCATCTAAAAGCTTACAGCCGTATTTCCCTCTAACAGCTACAAACTCTTGTGCCCATGACTGATCCATTTGCTCAATGAACTCAACTTCAGAGTGCATAGCGAATGCTACAGTCGAACGGTGGTAACAAGTGATCTTATTACTAGCAGCAGTAGAGCTACCTACATCTTCAGATTGGATTACTTTGAAACCTTTAATCTGAGATACTACCCCATCACGTAGAGCTTCAACTGATAGAGATTTAGACCCATCTTCAAACTCTTGGAATCTTGCTAACTGTTCCATAGCTAGAGCATTAACTACTAACCAACGATCAGTCTTAGGAACTCCAGCCATATCAAGAATACGTTTAGCTTTAGCAATATCATCTACCGTGAATACTCCAGCAGTAGCAGAAGCAGCATCAAAGTCATTTGCACCCGCAGTTTCAAGTTGAGCAGCGATAGCTACTTCTACACCTTGAGCGAATACTCTAGGAGCAGCTTCTAAGAAAGCAGCTTTAAGATCTACAGCAGAGTCATGTCCGTCTGCATACGAGATATATTCAGGAACTTGCTTAGACTGATTAAGAATTAAAGCATCTCCTGAAGTAGTCATTCCTCCAGCAGTATCGCGTGTACCGGAAGTAACAGTAGATAGGGCCAGACCACTGATACGTGGAACTGTTACTCTATCCATTCCTACACTGACTCTTGCAGTTAGGTCGGTAATAGTTTTGATAAGGACTGCTTCAGAACCGCCAAGGTACTGTTGAATGTCTTGTCTTAGGATTTCATTTAATGAAAGAATAGCCATGTGTATTTCTCCTTTTAAGAAATAGCGAATAAGCATCGAGTTTTAATTACTGAAGCTTATTTAGTTTGTTTATTTTGAATTAAGTTCTGTCTTAGACTGTGTCTTTCAGCCGGTGACATTTGAGAGTAGTCTTTGGACATTCCTTGGCCACTGACCGAAGGAGCATCCGGAGATAGGATTCCTTTTACAGAAGTTTTAATTAGTTTAGGATGTAGAGATCTAAAACGATCTGCTTCAGCCTTCACTTCTTCTCTGTTAGGGATTCCATGCTCATCTACACTGATATTAGATACAGTGATGAAACTTGCGTAACTATCGCTTTCTAGTCCTCCTAGATCAGCAATTACCGCTTGCTTCTTATTGAAGTCTAAGAATTTACTTCTCTCTTGATCTCTCTCTTGAGTTAATCTATTAAGCTTCTCAGCATTAGCCTGCGCTAACTCTTGCCACTTACCTTGTTCTGCTAACTTTTCATTTTCGATAGCATCTAACTTAGCTTGATATTCATTAAGCTTAGCTTCTAACTCTTTAGTTTTACCTTTGTATTTGTGCATGTCTTGAGTCACATCTTGATATGCTTTTTTAGGTACGTAGTTCTCATCTTGAGGGTTTAAATTCTCTTCATTCGATTGGATACTATCCATAGATTCTCCTAGGTAGCACAGCTACCGATGTGGGATGTTTGACTCAGAATTGAGTCTTTGAAATTGATTGATTGATATGTGATGTGGTTGGTTTACTACTTCAATTTATCTAGATTACTTTTAAGGCTTTTACCTATTTCATCTGATAATGCTTGCTCTAGTTGTTTGATCTCGGACTTAGATAGATTATTAAAAGGTCTTCCACCTTCAGTAACCCATTCTGCTTTCTTAGTAGACTTATCAGTCTTAAATCCTATTTCTACATGACCTTGTGATGATTGGACTGGACCTAGATCATCTAACATCTGACCTGTATAAGTGAGGTTACTCTTCGCAGGAGTGGAAGGGCCTGTAGGCTTATTTCTCTTACGAGTCTTCTTGTAAGGCTCACTCAGAGGCTTTAGCTTTCCTTTACTACCGTTTTCTTCTGCTACTCCATACCCTAACCTAGTTCTCTTACGTATAAGCTCTGAGGCGGCTTCTCCGAGTTTCTCCATAGCCTGTGGACTTGCTACATCGTCTACGACCTCTTGAATGTTGCCGTTGAATTTATCAGTTAAGTCTTTTAGATTCATTAGAATCCTCCTAGGCCGAACCGAGATAAGATACTCGTTACTGATACTTTAGTTTTAATCTGATCTGCGGATAGATTACTTAACGTATCGCTACGAACTTCTGTTATGATTCTTTGAAGTTGATTAGGAGGTATCCCTATGAAAGGTCTATTCTTACCAGTAGTAGACTCTTGTCCATACTCTCCGGTTACATTACCGTGAGCTTTAGGAGCTTCGGCACTATCCATGCTATAGCCAATAATTATATAACCTAAGCCATAGTCCAGTAAGCTTAGCTCTGCTAGCATGTCTCCAGTAGCAGTAAGAGTTACCTGAGAGGTCTTACCTGCATTCTTGAAGTCTAAACTCTCTTTGTAATGTTTAGTATAATTAGGGAACGGTTTACCTGTAGCATCTAATCCGTTACGTGCATTCTCTCTGTTTTGCTGGAGGACTTTATCAGCTATGAGTTTAACTTGACCTATGGATAAATCAGCAGGCAGAGGTATACGCTTCTGTATATTACTCTTCTTGATTGCTGACATCATTACCTCGATTATTATAATCTTCTATCTCTTTAAGTATGATACTGACTTGATTATCATCTAAAGATGGATACAAGGCTTTAATGGCTCGGTTAGGTGTGAATAAGCCTAGAGTCTTTAATCCTTCAAGTTCACTAATGGTAGACTTCATATCAACCATAGGACGTTGATCTGAGAAAGTTACACTCGGATTGAACTTAGAAGTGAAGGCTCTTCTTTCATCTAGAACTGCTCCTTGAGCTGCCCAAGAATTATGAAGTAAGCTAGTTAATTTCCATAACTCACGTTCGGCTGTGCTGAATAGTTTAGCTTGTGATTTACGAATTGCTGTAGCATCACTCTCATCTACTAACTTAGCTATCCCACTTGCAGGATTCTCAGAGTCTACGTTTCCTGTAGAAGATGTTTTAAGACCTTTAGAATCTAACCATAGAGCTACTTGAGACTTGATTAAATTGATAACCTTCTCTGAGTCTACTTTAGGATCAATTGTACCGATTGAAGGAGTCTTCCCATCATCTTTAGAATTGATAACCCAAAATGAATCTGGATTACCACTTAAGGACTGAGGATCTACATCAATCCCATATACGATACTATGACTCATAAACTGAATGGCGTAGTTTACATCTGATAACAGCTTAGGGATAAGCAAGGTCATACTAAATAAGTCTGTATCAGGCTTAGGGATAAGATCTGTATTGCTATTTTTAATATAGACGAAAGGTATTTTATTATAAGGATTGATCTTAGTACTAAGAACTTCTCCATCCATATCTATTTCTACTATTTCTGTCTGACTGTAGAGTGTGAACTTCTGGACACTACGAACTATCTTACTCCCATTCTTCACTGCTCTACCTTGAGCATCTACAGCAGGAGATTCTTTATAGATCGTACCTGAGAACTTGATAAACACTGTAGGCTCATCTGGAATGATATGATTATCAGACCACACTAAGAACTTATCAGCAGAGATCACTCTGATTCCAGGGATACCTTCAGATAAGTAAGGCTCTAAAGCACAATACTTCGTAAGATTTAGCATCTCATTAGCGAAGGCAAGTTTATTATCTAAGTCATACCATGCTTCATATTTATCTAGCAGGATTCCATCTGTATTTACCTCAGTATTTCTAGTAGCTGGATCTATGTAGACCCTACTTAGTTTACCGATGACTTGCTTACATAAATTGATAGGAGAAATACGCCCTTTAGCTCTTGTAAAAGCTTCAGGTGATAATTCCTTCTGCATTGATTCTTCTATATAGGGGAGAAGTTGACCTTCATAAATATCCATTAACTTACTATTGTATTGGACATTATCGGCGTAGCGGGTCTGAATATAGGGCACTAGCTCAGGTATAAGCTCTATTAAAGGCTTTTTAGTATTCATTTGATCTCACTGAGTTTTTAGTAGGTACGACCTGATGTATTTGATTTAGGCACTGCCTTACTTCTTAGATTGCTCTAGATATTGTAATCCTCGGACTAGATTGAACCATTTCTCTTTCTTATCTTTACCTGGAATACTAACTATGTACTTATCTAATTCTTCTTCTATAGTATCGAGTGTAGCTTGAGTCTGAGGCATCTTATCTAGAGTAGCTTGCGCATTCTCACCTAGAAAGTTACGATAGATTCTTAACTGCTCTTCTACACTAAAGTCTTTCTTGTCAGTCATGATTACTCATCCTTCAATAAAGCTTCTAGTTTAGAAGTATCAATAGCTTTAAGTTCTCTCTTTACGATACGGTCTAGTAGACCTGCTTTAGCTTTATCGTGTACATTCTTAAATTGCTTATAAACTTCTCTTAGTTCTTCTTTAACGAGATCTTTAGTCTCTACTGAAGCTGTGGGCTTTGTTACTTTCTTAGTCATATGAGTCTCCGACCTCTATTAGAGGCTGTTTAAGTGTGTATTGTGTGAGTTGGTAATCTTAGAATAGGGTCAATGTGTGGTTACTAGGATTACCCGCCATACCCCATGAGACACTCCTGAAAAGGCTATAATCGTTATACCTAGCATTGATGAAAGGTCTGAACTCATAATGAGTATTAGACTTAAAAGGTCCAACCTCAGTGTAGTATTGATACATAACTCTCCTGTTTAAAGTCTTATTGTTCTTGAAGGTTGAGGCTTGGATCTGATATTAGCTACGTTAAGTCTGTAAGCTACATATCCAAGAGCTACACTTAAGTGAGCTACCTTGCCTTCATCATCTTCATGTGTGAGTTTATTTAATTCTGATATGAGATTTTTACATTTAGGATGTATCTCTAATTTATTCTGTAGGAAGCAGTGATTAAGTTCCTGCTGCCTATCATTTATGAATGGGTTATGCTTAGATGTGTTAAGTATAAAACCATGCTTAGTTAGTATCTGATGATCTGTAGTACTAGAGCTAGTCTTACGAGCTTTACCTGTAGCATCTGGTATGATCTCTAGGTTACTTACTCCGTATCTAGATTTAAGCTCTATCGCCATCTCTTGAGTACCAGCACTACCTGTAAGACATATCTCATCTATCACTTTTAAGCCTGTATTAGAGGCTTCACACACTACTGCGTTCATATTGCCTATGTTGAAGTCTAGGCCTATATAAAGCTTACTGTAGGATCTCTGATTAGATTGTAGATGCCTGCTCTCATCGAAGTAGTTGTAGACCTGACCTGAAGTAAGATTAACGAACTCTCCAAATAGCTGCTGTCTTGCTAGTGGTGTATCTTCCCCGCCATATTGTTCTACTAGATTATCGTAGTAGTCTACAGGTAAGAAGAAGTTGTCTTTAGTTCTAAGTTTATAGGTAACATGATTACCATCTCCACCTGTTACGAATCTATCGTAAAGCCAATTGAAGCCATTAGTAGTAGTCGTAAGTAGTATCTGACATGGGCCTTCGGTCTGTCTTACCCTTTCCTTGACTGTCCTATATGCCTCTTCTTTAGCGAAGGCGGCTTCATCTATCCAAGCCCAGCCGAACTCTTGACCTGCAAGTACTTCGTAGGCTTCTAGTGAGTGTGTGATGATAGTTACGTTATTGATAGTGAACTTACCTTCTATTCTTGTGTAGTCCACGTTAGGTCTGAAGCCTAGCTTCTTAAGTTCATCCTCTAGTGCTGTAAGTGTAGCGTTGTTAAGCTGCTTATAGGTATTAGCGCATATAAGCCCTTTAGCATTAGGATATTCATTAATCATCTTGATTACGAAATGTACCCCGATAGCTGTTTTACCTGCACCTAGACCACCTGTTACCAGTGTATTCTTAGCTGTAGACTTAAGGGCTTCTTCTTGAGTAGGTAATAGAGTTACCGTTACTTGATTACTCATGTATGCCTTGATTGATTTAATGATTGATTTAAAAGAGGGAATGTAAGTTAAAAGTCCTTACTTACAGTATGGTTAGTGTCCATGTATCTTTCTTACGTATGGTAGGTCGTCTTTCTAGACATGAATAGATGACCCTCATGCTTGTATGGTTGAGATGTATTGAGATTGGTAAGCATCTATAACCATCAAGTATAATAGTCCTAGTTACTATCATAGGCATTACTCTCGGTTCACTAAGACTCAATTCACATGTACCTGCTAGACAGCTTTCACGGCTACTACAGTCTTTATGCATTCGACTGTCTAAGTTGATCATATCGTCTCTTTAGATTAATTAAGTTAAGTACCCGCCCTGATTACCGATGTAGGTAGATCAAAGGAGGTATGAATGAGTGATGAAGAATGGTTAGATAAGCACTTAAACGATGGCATAGCTAATGAAAGTAGTAAGAGTGTTATAGCTGAAGTAACAGAGAAGCGAGCTGCTAAGCATGGTAGAAATAATATCACAAGGAAGCAGATTGAAGATGCTCTTGATAAGAAGATTGGTCATAGATTAGGTCCAGATGGTGATGCTATTTTCTAGACTTAAAACACATCCCTAAGCTTCTTCAAGTTGTCCTGGGTATGGTTAAGGTAGGTACTAGTCACTGATATATTACTGTGTCTAAGATTATCCCTTACCATACTCAGGCTTATACCTGCGTCTAGAGCCTTCACTGCCCATCCATGTCTGAATGAGTGACAGCTTATAGTGTCTCTAAGACCTGCTACCTTGAGATGGTACTTCAATCTCTCATGTGCATTAGTACGCTTGAATCTACCCTTTTTAGTATTGAATACGTAAGGGCTGTCTTCGTATGGGTTAAGCTCTCTGAACTCTCTTATGAGCTTCCTAGAGGCTTTACCGAGGGCTATAGACTGCTTCTTACCCGACTTACTATTTACAGCTCGGATTATGATACTGTCGTCTAGTACGTCTGACCATTTAAGGGTTAGAGCTTCACTGACTCTCAAACCTGTTAGGGCTAGTAGGCGGTAAAGTGTATATTCAACCCTTACTCTATCTTCAGTACTAATCAGCTTCTCCATAGTCTTGAATAGCTTATCTTGTTCTTTCTCAGTAATCAGCTTATCAGATGTAACTAGCATAGCTTTCCTCCAGCATCTATGAACGATACTATGGATATTCTACACTAATGTTCGATTAAAAGCACTACCATGAGTAGATTCTACTTAGGCGGGTAATGATTATGATTACTTAGATAGTAACCGAACGATAGATAACTAATGTTCGATTAGGTAGACTTAGACTTCTACATCAGGCTTAGGCTTATTCGCAGTTTGATATACGATAGTCAGCTTACCTGATTCAGGGTCTAGCCCTATGGTAGTGTCTACATGCTTAAGCTTAGGAGCGATATACTCCATTAGACCTAGGAGTAGTCTAGCTTTCTCTGTAGGCTTGTCTATCAGCTCAATGGTATCTATTAGATTCTGTACGTAGCCGTCAAAGCCATCTGTGTAGTTGTGTTCTATCCATGCTCTGACTAGGTTATTCTTGTTAGGTACTCCAGCAGGTCTACCTCGTTTAGCAGGTTGAGTATCTGAAGTCATAGGAGCTTTAAGTCCTGATTGATTAGGATTCTTATTCATATATACCTATCGGGTTAGTTTATTTATGTGACATTGATTGTTATGTCTTGATAGTAGTACTTATTTATCTAACTGTTACTTACTGACATTGATTGTCACGTATTTATATCTACTCTATTCCTAGCGTATCTATCTTACTTAAGACTCTCTATTACAGTTAAGCTTACTACCCTTTAAAGTACAGTTAGTTTGTAATGCACGAATAAGTGCATAGTCTTAGAGGTAGTAGTTAAATCATAAGTGTAGATTCTCTTATAGGGATCTATTACCTGGTAGTAGCTTCTATTATAGGGGTGATTTAGTATTCTTAGAATAGATGGATACATACTTATTCCCTTAATGTGATTAATGTTACCCGCGCCTCACTGAAATACGTCTTTAGTTCACAAATTGAACCAGGTGTAGCTAGGCTACTCTGTGATTCTAGATCTATGAGAGTGGTATGTTGATTGCTTTACCACCTATCAATGGAGGTAATTATGATGGAGTTTCTTGATACGCTAGACCTAACTGAATCAGCTAAGAATGGTATTGTAGACTTGATATTTGGTAAACTGGAGCCTGAGGAGGCAATTAGCTTTAACCTGTTTTTAAGTAAGAAGTCTGAGGTGGAATTGATGGAGATTGTATTGGGGAATATGAATTTATAGTAGTCCGTTATTTCTATTCTGTCCGTCTGCGAGACTTTCTATTAGATGTAGATACCTCTTAAATGCCTTATCAGACGCATGGCCCGTAATTATCTTAGTCAGGAACTCTGAAGAAGTCTTGAGTAGGAAGTTAGTACAGAATGTATGGCGTGTACTGTGAGTAGTTTTGATAGGTATCCCAGCTTGCTTACAGGCGTTCTGTATCTCCGCATTCACCTTAGACTGTGTTAAATCAACCCAGAACAGATTACGTGAATCATTCTCATTGATGTTACCCAGACCTACTATTCTATTATTGTAATACTTCACTATCTCGAAGCATGTTTCTGATACAGGGATGTATCTAGCGTGCTTATTTAGAATCTTACTTTTACCCTTTAACGGCTTAAGAGTAAATACTCCATCATTGGTATCCAATTGAGAGTCTAGTTTGATATAGCCTTTATATAATATACCGAGTTTTTCTAGAGCTTGATGTAGCTCTCTACGAGGTAATTCACCTTTGTAATAAATCTGCTTCGTCACGCCTAAAATCTCGGCTATCCTCATTCCAGTCTCTAGTGCAAAGATGAATAGTTTATAGGTATCAGTTGATAAGAAAGGCTTAACCTTAATTATGTCCTCTTCTGTCCAGTAAGCTTCCTCTAGAGTTAATTCTGTATCTTCAGCTTTAGGAACTACAACCTTATCAGGCATAGTTTCAACCTGTTTATGAGCATACAGAAATGATAAGAAGTCATTGAAGTAGAATACAATCTTTCTCTGAGTTTCATTAGCAAGTTTAGCAGTCTTGTTACCTTTAACTGTTTTTAAATGCTTTAAGAAGTCTGGATAGAACGTAGACCATTCATGGATATTATTTGATAGTTTTATAGATAAGAAGAAATTGAGTATGTAATTCTGAAAATACCCCTCAATTGTAGCTACTTCCTTTATTCCCTGCTCTGTTTTATATTCTATGTATAATCTGAGCTTTTCTTGAATCTGAGGGTAACGGTCATTGTTATCTCTTATTCTCTTTATCCGCGCCTTTTCACCTGAGATATAAGCCTGCTTACTCTTAATCCAATCCTTAGCTTCATTCTTATTCTTAAACGCTGGATGACTATGAGTAGGTACTCTCCCCATTGATCCATCTATAGACCTAAACCTGATACGGAATTTACCCTTATCATTTTCAATCATAAAACTTTTAATCTTCACAAGATCTTTCTTATCCAT